GTGAGCAGTTTGTTAGCACCTTGGACGCACGGACGACGTTGGTTTGTGCCGTAAACGATAATAAGACCTTTGCCCGGGGTCAAGGGCCTATACCACCTTTGCATTTTCGGTGCCGCTCAACACGGGTTCCGTATTTCAGGGGCGGTGACTTTGGTAACAGGGGTTTTGACAGCCGCACGGAAAAAGAACTGCTGAGGGAGTACACCTCACAACAAAACCTGAAGTCCGTTGGTTCACGTAACCAATTGCCCTACGGTCACAAAACTAAGTTTGACGCATACGGTAGAGGGCGGGCGAACAAATTAGTAGGGCAAGTACCAGCGAGCACAAGCTATGACGCATGGCTTCGCACTCAAACAGCGGAATTCCAAAACGAAGTTTTAGGCGTCACACGGGGCAAGCTATTTAGGAAGGGTGATATTAAACTGAATAAATTTGTCGCACGGAATGGGGATGTGTTAACATTGGAACAATTGGCCCAAAAGGGTATTTCCAATGCGGGCTAATTTAATTATGTAAAAACGAATGGTCGTTTTTATTTCTGGAGAGTATATAAATGTTCAAATTAAAATACGCACTGGAAAGTGAAATTCCAGCTGAGGTTCGTTACCTGTACCAAGAAAACGCGGAAGGTGAGTTTGAGTTAATTGCGCAAGCTAACTTGAGAGCCCCTGAAGACGTTTCACGTGTCCAAGAAGCGCTGCGAAAAGAACGCGCTGATCACAAGGTTGTCAAACAGCAACTTTCTTTGTTTAACAACCTTGACCCCGAAGAGGTGCAAATAAAGCTTGACCGCATAGAAGAGCTTGAAGCTGCTTCAGGTGGTAACATTGACGAAACAAAATTGAGCAAGCTTGTGGAAGTGCGCTTACGTTCTAAAGTTGCGCCTCTGGAAAGACAAATTGCTACCCTTACCGGTGAACGCGACACCTTTGCGGGTAAGGTTGGTGAGTTTGAAGCCAAGGACGTTAAACGTACTATCCACGACAACATTCGCAAAGCTGCCACCGTTGCAAAAGTGCGGGACACTGCTATTGAAGACGCTTTAATGGCGGGTGGAAATGTATTTGAAGTGAATGAACTGGGTAATGTGGTCACAAAAGACAACGTTGGCGTTACCCCGGGCATTGACGCCACGGTTTGGCTCACCGAAATGAAAACAGCGCGACCACATTGGTGGCCTGAAACTAAAGGTGTTGGCGCCAAAGGTGGACAAGGCGGCTTTGCTTCAAACCCATTCACCGCTGAAAATTGGAACATTACAGAACAGGGCGCGTTAGTTAAAACTGACCGCGCTCGTGCTGACCAGCTAGCGCTTTCCGCAGGCACAACCGTCGGTGGCCCTAAGCCTACCGCGTAGTTTTAAGGAAAAGGTATAGTTTTTGGTCAAAGCTATACCTTTTCAAAATAAATGTTTGCTTTTTCCCCTTATTTATACATATACTCGCCTATCAAAACCATTTCCTATGTTGGACATGGTTTTATTGGGTTAGCGGTCATGGGATTCGCGGCTCCGGTTTTATACCTTACCTTAGCCTTTTTGGAGAATTATTATGGCCACCGGCCCCGTTACACAGATTTCCGATGTTGTTGTTCCCGAAATTTTCAATCCTTACGTTCAGCGCTTGACCGAAGAAAAGTCGCGCATTGTTGCTTCTGGCGCCGTTGCTCGCGCCGCTGATTTGGACGCTGACCTTGCTGGTGCAGGTTTAACGTTCAACGCACCTTCGTTCAAAGACCTTGACAATGACGAAGACAACGTTTCAACTGACGCTGCTGACGACGAGTACACTGGCGGTTCCGCTAACTCAGAACCCAAGAAAACCGGCACACTGACCGAAGTTGCTGTTCGCTTGTCGCGCAACCAATCCTGGTCGAGCGCTGACCTGTCAGCCGCGCTTGCTGGTGCAGACCCCATGGAAAGCATTGCGCAACGTGTTTCAGCTTATTGGGCGCGTCGTTTGCAAGCGGCTTTTGTTGCCACAATGAACGGTGTTTTTGCTGATAACGACGCGGTTCCTGGTGGTACAGAGCACGTTCAGGGTGACTTGACAAACGACATTTCGGGTGCTTCATATAGCGCTGGTGTTACAGACTTCAGTGCTCCTGCATTTATCGACGCGGCGGTAACAATGGGTGACAGCATGGGCGACCTTTCGCTTGTTTGCGTTCACTCAATTGTCTATGCGCGTATGCAGAAGAACAACTTAATTGACTTTATACCTGACGCTCAGGGTGTAACCAGCATTCCCACTTTCTTGGGACGCCTTGTTACCGTTGATGACGGTATTACCAACACTGCTGGCGTTTTTCATAGCTGGTTGTTTGGTGCTGGTGCTGCTCAGTTGGGCATGGGTCAACCTAAAGTGCCTACTGAAACTGCGCGTAAGCCTGGTTCTGGTAACGGTGCGGGTTCGGAAGTTTTGTACAACCGAACCGAGTGGGCAATCCACCCCGTCGGTCACCGCTATAACGGTGCGGCAGCTAACGGTGGCCCGTCTAACGCCGCAACTGTCAACAACCTGGCTCACGCCGATAGCTGGCAGCGTGTCTTCACTGAGCGTAAGCAGATCAAAATTGCTCGCTTAATTACGCGCGAATTTTAAGGTTGTTTGAATAAATGGACGGGGGTAACGCCCCGTCTGTTTCTCCCCTTTTATTGGAGCACCTTATGTCTATTTACGCAAAATACGGTCGCTATCGTTCTCTGTTTCGCTTGCGTTACAGCACCAAGTTTATGAGTTTCCTAATTGCCCAAGCCGCTCGCTTGGGGGCTACTGGGACACCAACAACCGTCAGCTTCACCTTTAGTAGTAATTATTTAAACCTAACCGCGCACGGTTATGTCGACGGCCAAGGGCCTTTCCTGCTAGCTAATAGCGGGGGTGCGTTACCGCCCGAACTAGACGGTGCGACAAGTTACTGGGTAAACGCTGCCACCCCAAATGCTGTGACCCTGCACCTAACTAAGCAGCACGCAATTGACGGAACTAACATTGTGGCCATAAGCGGTGACGGTACGGGCACACAAACCATTCTTGTTGGCGCTGACACCGGCACAATTTTTGACGCTTTAAGCGGTGGCAAGTCTGCTGACGAAATTCGTTCTATTGCAAATATAGATAACTTGTAAGGGTAAATTATGTCTACGCAAATTCAAGAAGCTTTAAAACAACTCGACCCCGCCAACGACGACCTTTGGACGTCTGAGGGTTTACCCCGACTTGACGTTTTGAAAGAAATGTTAGGCAGTCCTGTGAGTCGCGCTCAAATTACCGAAGCAGCGAAGCTATTTACTCGGGCAAACCCGGTTGTTGAAACACCCGAAGCTGACGCTGACGCGGGTGCTGGTGCTGGTAGCGACGCTGACGCGGGTGCTGGTGCTGGTAGCGGTAAAGGCGAAGGTGAGTTGCTTCAAGAAGCTGTTGACGCCGCAAAAGCTGACGTTGTTGCTGCCACCAAAGTGCTGAAAGCCGCACAAGGTAAAATGGACGTCTATATTCTTGCGCAAGAAAGCAACGAAAGTGCATCTGTGAAACATGCCAACACGGTAAAATCTTTTCAAAAGTCACAAGCTAAGGCGCGTGAGCAAGAAGCAAACAAAGGTCTTGCTTTGAAAAAGTTCTTAGACGGCAGCAACTAAGTTTTAGGTGGTACCAAATAAGTTAATTAAGAAAGTGAGTTTATATTATGACAGTTTTCCTAGTAGACGCAGCACTTGACGCTGAATTGGACTATATTAAAAACAACGTGACCGAGCGCTATATTTGCGCCGGTAATCCTACCACTCGCGCAGCCGCTATCACAGCAGCCCTTTGCACAATGTCCGGCCTAACTTCTGCTAACTTTACAGGCCCTGTAGCAGGTGACACCAATGGTCGGAAAGTTACAAAGAATGCTGAAACAGGTGACAGCATTGACGCGGACGGATCTGGTGACACAGTGTGCTATTGTAGCGCAACTGCCCTAATCTGGCGGGTGGATAATGCAGCCCCGCAAGCGTTAACAACAGGCGGTACTGTTGACACCGCTGTGCATGACCACGAAGCTGCCGACGCGGTTTAATAGGAGAATCCCTTGAAAAAGTTTACTTACACAGGCAAATTACTGAAAGTCAAGCACCCTGAAACTGGTGATTTAATTGTTATGCGGGAGGGTGATTCTTTAACCTTACCTGATGATTTTGTTGATGGTATGTGCGAAAAGGGTTGGGGCACTGCCGATGGTGTGGTCACTGGTGAGCGGAAGCCTGGTACTGTGGCCATGACTCCTATAAACACAAAAGCCAAACCTAAACCTCCACATGAATAGTGAGGCTGGGCGCAGTTGTGCCACGGCGTAAACAATACAACTAAACTGGAGTTTTAGCCATGCCTATAGTGAGTGCAGAGATAGAATTCGACCGAGTGCAGGCCGATGGTACGCGCAAGATACGTCAAAAGTTCGTTGACCATCTAGGTGAGGAGTATTACTACAGTTTCACGCAGAGTGCCGACTATGACGAAATAGCTGGGCTGATAGCTGGTGAGGCTAAATTACTGTTATCTTTAATTGATCGGGAGATCCAAGCCGCTATTGTAGAATATGAGGCTGGAGGCGACCCACTACACTATGAAGCCAGCTCTAATAATTGGCAGAAGATAGCCCCAGGCTTTCAAACCTGGGATGAACTAGCTGCCCCAGTGTTGATCGACTTCCTTAGCCGTGAAAACCGTAACGACTTATCAGTTATCGAAAGCACGATAATTAGAATCAGCACACAGGATAAAAAAGCCTTACTGGGTATGACTAATCAAGAGGTGAGCGCGGTTAATAGCGACATTCAGGCAGCAGTCAACGCGGTGGCAGAGTTGGAGCTATACACGCCTTATTTTACTGACGGCGAGAGGAACTAATGGCAGATTGGTTTGTAGATTCCACAGCAGGCGCTAACTCTAACGCAGGTGCGTGGAATACACCTAAAAAATATCTCTGGCTAAGTGATGGCACAGCGGGACTGTTTAACGGTGCTACCGCCCCCGCCGCTGGTGATAATGTTTATGTCCTAACAGGGCACGATGAAGACCACGGTTTAACATCCTTAACCCTAACGGGCGGAGCTTCCTCTGGCGCGGCTCGCATTAAGGTGATAGCGGTTGCGAGCTTTAACGCAGGCAGCCCAAACGCGTTGGCTAACCCGAGAAGTTGCGATATTTACAACACTGACGGGTCGGGTCGGGATATACAACTAGGTGCTGGTGGATTTTATTTCAATGGG